TCTTGTTCTCTTTTTATTTTTTGCTTTTGTCTAAGCTTTAGAAATTGATTAGCTAACTTTATGTTTTTTATTTGTCTGATATCAATTGCGTCAGATAGTGCAATTGCTTGTGTTTGCAATGCTACTTGTATGTTTTGTTCTAATAAAGCTTTCTCTTCATCTTCAGGTTCTAACTCTAAGTATATACCAAAATCATGCAGCTGTAAATTCATTAACTCTTCAAGAGTTTTTGTATTAAATGTACTTATAGCGTTCGTTAAAGCGTTTTCCGTTAAAGGGTTTTCAATAACGTCAGCTACTTTTAAACTTATATTTTCACAAGTTCTAACCGTTAAGTAAAGTAAAGAATCTAATATATGTTTGGTTGCAATATTAGAAGCGTTAGCCGCCATCTTTTGCAGACCTACAAGTGAATCTTTACTTGGAGCACTACCATCTCTAGCTTCATTTAATCCTGTCACATCCCTTATCATTTGTAAGTAATACTGATATGTACCAATTAAACTCTGTATTTTACCTTGACCGCTTGAAGATGATAATTCTTGCACAGGTACTTTACCTCTATTTAATTCACCGTCTTGCGTAAGTGATCTACCTACAACAGAACCTGTTTGAAAATACATGTTTAATGCTTCAGCTGGATTGTATGTTGTACCATTACCCAAGTCGACTTCTGCTAAACCATCCATATCTAAGAATACACCGTCTGGTACTATTCTAGACATCACCTGCTGTAATTTAAGATGTGTTATTTGTATCATATCAGCAAAGCTAGTAATTTTACTAACCACGGATTCAATACGTCCTTTATACATTCTAGGTGCAGATATACAGTAATTCATCATTACTTTTGTAGTATCAGCTGTTGGTCTTGTCATATTTTCTGCTAGCTTCCATTCTAGCATTATATTTGTACCTAGTACCTTTGCTCCAGTATATAATACTTCTATTGTTCTAGATATTCTTTCAAAATTGTCATTAGCTGGAGGATTGAATGTGTCAGGTTTTTCTAACGTTTTTTCTAATCCTTGATCTGTTTTCTTTATTTTAAATACTTGGTCTGAATATGTTTTGTATTCAAAGTATAATACTTGTATTGTGTTAGCATCGTAATTGCCCCAGTTAGTTACATACTGTGAATTACCAGGCATGTCTTGTATCTTTTCTAATTCAGCTGGTGATAAGTTTGGGAACTGCTTTTTAAGTTCTGATAAAGAAATTGATTTAACTTCACCTACGTAATATATATCTTCAAAGTTTGGATCTTCTGTATATGAATAAATCATATTAGCAGGATCAACATAATCAGTGACTATACCTTCAGCTTTATTAAATGATGTTTTAATAGCTCCAATACCTATAGTAGTTAAATCGTGAGCTAATCGTTTTTTTGTTTCATCATATTTATTAAAAGCCAATACATTATTTATAACCTCTTCTTCTGCAATTTCAACATTCTGCTTAGGAGTCATTTGCAAATGTATATCTAGCTCTTCTCTGTTTTCAGGTAAACTTTCTAAATCTCCTGTTGTTGAGAAATCCATACCCAAGTTTTGCTTTATATTTAACAAAGCTTTTTTGGTATTCATGTCTTTTTCAACAGCCGCTGCATAATCTGTTCTACTTTTCACAGAAAATGGATCTTGAGCAAAAGCATTTATATCATATGATTTGTTCGACATTCCATTTACAACGATATCGACAAATTTTGATATAACTGGTATTGGCTTCCAGTCTAAATTAAGATAAGATAAATCGCCGTTTATAGACAATTCATCTTTATACTTTTGTATTGATTGCTCGCCTCTGGCATATAAACGCAATGAGTGAAAGCTATTCCAATTGTTTAAGTATCTATTACCATTACCTCTTCCTTGATTGAACCATTCTTGTTCAATAGCTCTAGAGACTTGTAAGCCGTAATCATAACTAGCTTTTACTTCGTCGCTAACAACCTGGTTAGGGAAAGAACTATCGGTATTTGTTTGTATTTTCATTTATCTTAATATTTTAGACATAGAACCTCTATTATCATATCTTTTAATTCCTAAATCGTAAACCTTTTTTTGCACTGGACTAACAGGTGAGTATAGGTTTTTATTGCAAGCCATTATAGCTAATCCTGAACTTATAGAAGCATCGTGTTTTGTTCTATTGTTTATATTGAATTTACCCCAATCTTCTAATGTTCTTTGAAAGTACATATCTCCATAACCTGCTTCTGTTCGTCCAACACAAGTTTCTATGTATGATTCTATAGCTGCAGCGTGTGCTTGCTTTATATCTTCACTAGAGTTTGGTATACCACCTATCTCTCTTTCAGTTACAGATAATTTGTTTAATCTTTTATCAGGTCTGTTCATTGAGAAGCCTCGATAACCTCTTCTTTTAAAATGATACAGTAATCTAGGTTTGTTATTTTCAGCAAGTAATGGCATACCGTAAAATATGCAAGCCATCAATACGTCTTCAAAAAATATTTCAGCAGTTTGTGGCCTAGCTATATATTCTAAAAAGAATCTATTAGGCGGAACATCTTCCATGCTAAACTTAGTTAAACCGTGTAAAGCTCCATTAGAACCTCTTTTATCAACTGTACCTGATATATCATAACTATCACAACCAAAAGCACCACAGTGCTCGTTACCTGGATATTTTGTGTTACCTTTTACTATAACCCTGTTTTGCAATTGAACAGGTGGAACCCAACTTACATTAAACCTGCCATTTTTGTTTGGCACAAATATAACTTTAGTATCTTTGATCCCGTTTTCCCACATAAAACTTCCAGTGGTTATTATCGATGTGTTTCTAAGATCTTCGTTATAATCTATCTGTTCGTATATTTTTGTTAAGTTGAATAAAGATTGTTTTGCCTCATCTCTAAAAGCATGTTGCTCTGTTCTTGGAAATTGACGGTAGTATTCATTTAAACCATCTTGATCTCCCTTTAAGCCTTCAACTTCATTATTCCAATAATCAATTACACCTTGTTTTATAATCGATCCGTCAGGTCCTTCAATTGTTTTTTTTGGTGTTTCAAATACAGGAAATCCATAAGAATCAATGTATCCTTCGTAGTTCCATTCCATAGGAATGAACAAACTATAGAGTCCTGAACGAGTTTGTCCATTTGCATTTCTTTTTGTTGCGTCGGAGTCATAGTATAATTTTTTGAAATTTTCACCACCCTTATCTAAAGCGTTAGATGTACTACCCATCATACACTTACCTATAATCTTAGAACCTAATCTTAAACAAGTTTTTGTAACTCTCCAGTTATTTAATATATTTGTAGGTCTTTCCCATTTTCCACTTTCATCGTGTACTAATAGTTTTAATTTTTCACCATCGTACGAGTTGTCCCCGGTGTTCTTCCAGTCGATCGTTGTGTCGAGACCTGTGATCTCCTGTAACTTCTCGTTGGTGTCAAGCTTTTTACGGGTGAATTTTGATGCTGGTACTCTGTACGCAAGCTCCGTCTTCGGCCTGTCCATACCGTCCTGGATTGGTTTGAAGAAGAAGGGATAGTTAACTGAGATGGGTACGACCTTATCAGTAAACATCTTTTTGGCGTCTGGCCCGGACTTTGATAAAATGCCAAATCTTGAATCTGTGGATATTGTTGCCTGATTAACCGTCTCGCCTGATGCCATGAAAGAGAAACCTGACCGTCGGTTTTTAAGATAACACATTCCGTAACACCGTTCATCTGCCTTACAAGCTTCCCAGAATATATAGAATAATCTGTTTGATTCCCTAAAGTCTGGTTGCCCAACATCAATTTTGGACCACTGCAAGTACATGTAGTGAGTGCCAGTAATATAAGAAGGCTTGTTTTTATTAATAAACCAAAAACCTTCGTCACGCCTTTTAAACTCCTTGTCAATATAGTCATACCACTTTTCTTTAAAATCTGAAGGGTACTCATCCCAATCAAATACTGATTTAATTTTAGAAAGCTCCTTAGGATATTGAGTATATTGCCATTTGTTTTCTTCAAATTCAACAACGTCTTCTGCTTTTGGCAATGCTATTTTTAATCCTTGTATTTCGTAAACTTCCCCTATTTGTCCGGTTTTACTAATTATAACAACGTCATGTTCCTCATTGTATCCGTAATCCCACTTCTTATATCTATTTAGCCTATTAACTATTTTAGGCTTTATATAGTCTTTTAATACTGTTACTAAAGTTTGCTCGTACATTACCTAGATCTTCCTTCTGCAAATCCTCTAAAAGCTTGCTTCATTTCTTCTTTAGCTTCTTTTGGATTATCATTTAACAAAGCCTCTTCCGCTTCTATTCTAGTAAGTATTTCGAAAGCATCAAATATCGCTAGCTTTTTTGTAGCTGCGGCGTTTTTTAATCTATCAGCTGTTATATCGTCCCCAGAATCAACAATAGCTTCTTTAGCTACTTTAATTAATTCTTCAACTGCTTTTTGCCCAGCTAGGATTATACTCTTCTTCGTTTCCTTCGTGTTCATACTTTATTACAATATCATTAGATTTCATACAATAAACTCTTTGATCATCTATTATAAAATCCCATTCACTGCCTGGTGTAAAGCCTACGACATCCCCTGGATTGATATTAAGCGCTTTTAAAGAACTATTACCTATTTTTAATATACCAATAAGGTCTTGCTCTTTTTGTGATCTTAAAGTGTCTTTGTTTTTCAAAGGCATTA